AATAAGACTGCGCAGAAGGGCGAGGCTCTTAATACGGTAATTAACTGGAAGAATACCACCAACAACGCTTACGACGGAGAGAAGCTTCACATCCTCTATCTGGATGAGGCGGGAAAGTGGGAGAAGCCCACAGATATTCGTGATGCGTGGAGGATCCAGCGGACATGCCTTATCGTGGGTAGAAAAATTGTGGGGAAGGCCCTGGTAGGGAGCACGGTAAACCCCATGGATAAGGGAGGCAAAGAGTACAAGGATCTCTGGTCTGACTCCAATCCTTTTGACAGAAATGCAAACGGTCGAACCAGATCTGGGCTGTATAGGTTGTTTATTCCTGCGTATGAATCCCTAGAGGGGTTCTTTGATGTTTATGGAAATCCCGTTGTCGATCAACCTGAATCAGCCATAGAAGGCATTGATGGCGAGATGATCTATCAGGGATCTAAAGTCTATCTTAAAAATGAAAGAGACAGCCTCAAGCATGATGCTTCTGAGCTAAACGAAGTGGTTCGACAATTTCCATTTAGCGAAGACGAAGCATTTAGAGACAGCATTGATGGAAGCATATTTAACGTAGGTAAGATCTACGAGCAGATGGACCACAACGAGGAGCTGTATCCAGATCCTGTTGTTACTGGAAACTTTATATGGAAGGATGGGGTGCAGGACACAGAGGTTATATTCTCTCCTGACCCTAGAGGTAAATTTAATGTTTCATGGCTGCCACCTAAAGAGCTGAGAAACAAAAAGTTATATGAGAGAGGTAAACTTATTGCACCTAATGCAGAGCTGGGGGTAGGCGGGGTTGACTCCTACGACCTTGACGCCACCGTCGATGGACGGGGGTCGAAGGGGGCGCTACACCTTTACAACAAGTTTCACATGGAGCATCCTGCGAACATGTTTGTTGTTGAGTATGCGTCCCGCCCGCCTTTGGCTAAAATCTTCTATGAAGACGTGCTGATGGCTGCTGTATATTTTGGATACCCAATCTTAATTGAAAACAATAAGTACGGTATCGCAAGATACTTTGAATCAAGAGGTTATGACGGATACTTAATGGCAAGGCCAGGGCACCTTTCCGCTCCTAACGCTAAGGTGAACGTGAAGACAAAAGGGATACCGTCAAACTCTCAAGAGGTAATACAGGCTCACGCTCAAGCTATTGAGTCTTATATTCACCATTACGTTGGGTACAATTCTGAAACAGGTGAAGCTGGCAAGATGTATTTTAACGAAACCCTAGAGGATTGGATAGGATTTAAGATTGACAACAGAACCAAGTTTGACTTGACAATTAGCTCTGGTCTTTGTCTTTTGGCTGCTCAAAAAACTAAACAAAAAAAGAAAGAGTCAAACTTCTCAGAAAAGCAATTCTTTAGGAGATACAAGCCAATTCACTCAGAATGACGACTTTCTTATATTTGCACAAATACACAAGTTCGTTTAAATGTATAGCAAAAATAAAAACGCGCACTCATTTCCTGATCCGCTAGCAGCTCAAGAAACAAAGGCGTCAAAAGAATACGGACTGAAGTACGCGAAGGCCATTGAAAACCAATGGGGGGACTTCGCAAACTCTGAGTCGCTATACAAAAAACGAAACAAGATATTTGAAAAAAACAGAGAGTATGCGAATGGTACTCAAGACACTACGATTTACAAGCAGCTTCTTAATTCTCTTGATCCAAACAATGCAGATGGATCTCTTGTAAATCTGGACTACACTCCAGTCCCTATTCTCCCCAAGTTTGCAAAGATTGTTTCAAACAAGATACTTTCTAGAAATCCATACCCAAACCTAGAGGCAATCGACCCGCTTTCTTCTTCTGAGAAGAACAATGAAAAAACTCGCCTCAGAAATCAAGTCCTTCTCAAAGAGCGTCTCATGCAGCTCAAGGAGGTTACTGGAGGCCTGGTTCTGGACGAAGACCCTGAAAAACTTCCAGACACGGTTGAAGAGGCAGAGATCTTGCTAGAGACAAACGTCAAGACTGATGCAGAAATGTCTGCTCAGGTTGCTACAAACCTAACGCTAAGCTGGAACGATTTTAATGACAGCACTTACAGAAGAGCTGTTGTTGATTTAACGTCTTTGGGTATGGCTGTTGTGAAAAGAAGCAACGACCCAAACTACGGCATAAAGATTGACTACGTTGATCCCTCAAACTTTATTCATAGCTACACAGAAGACCCAGGGATGAATGATCTGATTTATGCAGGTCATGTAAAAAGAATTTCTATCTCTGAGCTAAAGCGATTAGCTGGCAGCCAATTTGACGAAAAGGACTACGAGAAGATTGCAAAAAAGTCTTCTCGCTACAGTCAGGGTTCTAGCAACAAGGGGTATTACGATTCAACTTTGAACCGTATGAAGTATGAGTACGACGACTACATGGTCGAAGTGCTTGACTTTGAGTTTATATCAGTAGACTGTATATACTACGAGGAAAAACAAAATCGCCACGGCAACACTGGCTTTTTTCATCAGGGGTATAGTTACAAGGAAAGAACTGGTGGGGTGTTTGAAAGAACTCCTCACAAGATGGAAATATCCACCGTTTACGGAGGCAGCTACATTATGGGCACGGATCTCATGTTCAACTATGGCATGATGAACAACGTGCCTAGAAACGTGCACGACATCAGCAGATGCAGGATGTCTTATTCTGCTGTTTCTACGAACATTCGCCGTATGATTCCAAAGTCTATGGTGAATAGCTGCATTGGATTTGCTGACATGCTGCAGCTCACTCACTTGAAAATCCAACAAGCCATTGCAAAAGCAAAGCCTGATGGGTTGATCATTGATATTGAGGGGCTGGAAAATGTACAGCTAGGAAATGGTGGGGAACTTCAACCGTTAGAGCTGCACGATATTTACGAGCAGACGGGTGTCTTCTACTACAGGAGCAAAAATCCAGAGGGTGGATTCCAGAACCCTCCTGTTCGCGAGATTGGCAACAGCATTAGAAACATTAATGAACTTGTTGGTCTGTATAACCACTACTTGCGGATGATCCGTGACACCACGGGGATTAATGAAATGATGGACGCATCTACTCCTAAGGGAGACACCTTGGTTGGGGTTCAGCAAAATGCTATCGCAGCTGGCAACAATGCGATCTACGACATTACCAATGCGGCTATGATTCTCTTCAAGAAAACTTGCGAAGACGTAGTAAAGTGCTTGCAAATTTTGCCCGCAGAGTCTGTGATATTTAAGACTTACGAGAATGCGATTGGTAAAACCAACATGAGCGTTCTTTCATCGTTCAACGACTTGCCTATGTACAACTTTGGAGTAAAGGTTGTCAAGGAGATGGAAGATCAAGATAAAATTTATCTTGAGCAAAGCATCCAGCAGTCACTGGCTCAAAAAGAAATAGATCTTGAGGATGCTATCGCAATCAGAAACATTAAAGACATTACTCAAGCAGAGCGTCTTTTGGTGCTTCGACGCAAAAAACGCATTGAGCGAATCCAAAAACAAGCAGCTGAAAATGCGCAGATGCAGGCTCAACAAGCACAGGCTGCGGCGCAAGCAGCGTCTCAGGGTCGAATGCAAGAGATGCAACTAGAAGCTCAGATGAAAGCTCAGGAGATGCAGCTTAAAAACCAACTGGAAGCTCAGCTGGAACAGGTTAAGCATCAGTTCCGCAAAGAGATTGAAATTATTAGAGCTCAAGCAACCCTTGGATTTAAGACTGACGATCAAGAGTTTAAAGAAAAGCTAGAGGTCCTCAAGGAGGACAGAAAAGATAAGCGAGTTAAAAAACAAGCTGTCGAACAAAGCAAACTTATCTCTCAGAGAAGAGGTCAAAGATCTGAACTTCCTGAAGAACAAGACCAAGCAATTAACCTAGGAGACCTCCTTTAATATGGCTAAGAAAGTAAATTTTGATGTCAGCGAACGACTTGACATTACGTGCAGAAGAGGAGATTCTTTCTCTATGACGTTGACACTGAAGGACTCGTCAGGCACGGCATTGCCTTTAGTTACAGACAACTACTCATTTGTGATGCAGGTTAGAACAGATGTTAGGGCTGCTCGATCTAAGGGTACAGTAGGCCTTGTTCTTTCTACGGTTGACGTTGGCCCCAAGGCCAGGAAAAGTGATGGGACTGAAAGAGCCTTTGAGGAGTTTGTTCTTGACAATAGCGGCAACCTCACCATTAGCGCAACCGCTGAAACAATGCGAAGCGTTCCTGCTGGATCCTATGTGTATGATATACAACAAATTAAGCCAAACACAACTACTGGTGTTGACGAGCATACAACGATATTGAGGGGATCCTTTAAGGTAAACGAAGATGTTTCTGATGCTACTCCACTTCAGTCTTCGCCCGTTGCACCTACGCTTCCGCCAATAAGATAATGAGTGTAACCGTAAATACAACTGCGGCAAACTCTGTCAGCGTAACAGTAAACAATGGTCCGTCGATTTCTTTCACATCGACGTCTTCATCTGTTGCCGTAACAAGTTCTACCCCAAGCTCTATTTCTGTCACAGAAAAAGGACCCAAGGGAGACACTGGTGCCACGGGTCCCCAAGGACCTACAGGCGCTACAGGTCCAGCTGGGGCTGACGGAAAGTCTTACACTATATCATGTGTTGACGGTGACAACAGTGATGAGGAGAAGATTAGACTTACAGACAATGATGGGACAACGGATGATGTAGTTCTGGAGGCAGGAACTGGGCTTTCTATTGCTAGATCTGGTGATAAGATCACATTCACCAACACCGTAACAGATACTGATACAGTTTTGACCTCTGAGCAGGTTCAGGACATCGTGGGCGCTATGTTTACTGGCAATACAGAAACACGCATATCTGCTACATACGAGGACTCTGATGGCACCATTGACTTGGTGGTTGATGACATGACCGCTGATACGCAGCTTACCACAGAACAAGTTCAAGATATTGTGGGAGCCATGCTTACTGGCAATACAGAGACCCGCATCTCAGTCACTTATGAAGATAGTGACGGTACGATTGACTTTGTTGTAGATGACATGACCGCCAACACTCAGCTTAGCACTGAGGAGGTGCAGGACATTGTAGGCGCGATGTTTAGTAGCAATACTGAAACAAGAATATCAGCTACCTACGACGACTCTGATGGTACGATTGATTTGGTTGTAGATGATATGACGGCTGATACTCAGCTTTCAACTGAGCAGGTGCAGGACATCGTGGGTGCTATGTTTAGCGGAAACACTGAAACTAGGATTTCTGCAACATACGAGGACAGTGACGGCACTATTGATTTGGTTGTTGACGCGATACCTGTAGACCTTACTTCTGATGGCGCTGGCACAATCCACGCAAACAACGTCCCCACTCTTAACCAGAGCACTACTGGTAATGCAGCTACCGCCACAGCCCTGGCTACAGCCAGAGCAATCAATGGGGTAAACTTTGATGGTACCGCAGCTATTACAGTCACTGCTGCAGGATCTACTTTGTCTGACACCGTGCCTGTATCTAAAGGTGGCACAGGGGCCACTACCCTTGCAAGCAATAGTGTTCTTACTGGCACAGGAACTAGCGCCATTACCGCTGAAAGCAACCTGGCATTTGATGGCAACACTCTAACGATTACAGGTCAGAGAAAAATAGCTTCACCAACAGGTGCTGGGCAATTTTATGGAGATACGGTGCAGTTTGGAAGTGGACCCAATGGAATTGACGGAGATATTGAGCAGGGTAAGCTGTACTATTTAGACTCGTCGCAGCAGTGGGAAGAGACTAATGCAAATGCAGCAGCTTCAGCCACAGGCATGATCGCTTTGGCCATCGTTGATGATAGCGCAAGATTCCTTGTAAAGGGATTGGCAAGACACGCATCCTTTGCAGGATTTACAACTGGTGATGTATTGTATGTATCAGGCACTGCGGCGGGGATTACAAAAACTGCACCCACTGGAAGCGCAGACATTGTTAGAATTGTTGGATACTGCACGGACGGAAGCAACAGAGAGATTTACTTTGATCCATCAAAAGACTGGATTGAGTTGTCATGAGCATAAGCAAGCTTTCTGGAGTTACTTACAGCTCTATCAATAAGATTTCTGGTGTAGCAAAGTCTGGTGTAGCAAAAGTAAAAGGAATAACACCTTCTTACTTTTTGGATGACCATGCTGGCTCAGTTTGTGCTTATTCATTGAGGCAGTTGTCTTCTACTGCCAGCTATGCAATTACTGTAGAGAACTCATCAGGAGCAACAGCAGACATTGGATTTACTGCGGCTGGAGGGTTGGACACTTCCGCTCTTGCTACGCACTGTGGAAGCAACTATGGTCGAGTCTCAAAATGGTGGGACCAGAGTGGAAATTCAAACCACATGGAGCAGTCAACTGCGACGGCAAGGCCTTACATCGTTGATGCATCTGGGAACTTGATTACAACAACAGACAGTTCCATACCAGCTCTTGACTTTTATTTCAGCTCTGCGTCGCGGTGGCTGGAAGATACTTTTGTAAGTAATAACAGTGACAGGTTAATGGTGTCTCTTATGGCTGAGTTTAGATCAGTTACTGCTGGTCAGTATATCTTTAGTCAGTGGACTTCCAGTCAGTCTACACAGGTTTTTCAGATAAATGTTCTTGGTGCTGCGAGTGATTTAAGGCTTGCTGCAAGATTTAGCACAAGCTCCAAACATCTGGGCAGAGTTCAAACCAATGCTCAGGTAGCTGTCAATACAGAGTATCTTGTGGTTGGGTCTTTGGACCACGCTTCAGGAGATCTGGACGTCAATGGTGATACTGCTGATACAGATACAGGCTTTCCTGGCAGCTCTGGAGCTGGCCTCATCAACAATGGGAACATTCTTTTAGCCATAGGTCGAAGACCTGACAATGGAACCGCACAGTACACTGGATTTCTTTCAGAAGTTATAATGTGGTCTGATACATCACTCCCCACACAGAATGATGTTATGACGGATATGAACACACACTATTCTGTTTTCTAATGGCAAAGACTGCAACAGATACGGGCAATACAATCACTGAGGGATATGTGATTAAAATGGTTGGTATTGAAGAATATTTTGAAACTCAGTCAGGCGCATTGGCGTGGGCCAAGGCAGGTAACATTGCTTCTGTAGATTTTTACACAGACGACAGCATATCAGACGCAGACAAGCTTGATGACCTAGAGCATGGCAACCTGATGGAGTACTCTGTTGATATTTGATATATTTGTATTGTGAGTAAGGAAGCACTTAGATCCAGAATTAAACGCATGCTAAAAAAGCATGGGCTTTCTGGTGTGAACAAACCTAAGCGTACACCCAATCACCCTAAGAAGTCGCACATTGTTTTAGCGAAAGACGGAAACAAGGTCAAGCTTATTCGCTACGGAGAGCAGGGTGCAAAAACTGCAGGCAAGCCAAAGGCAGGGGAGAGTGATCGTATGAAAAAGAAAAGAGCTAGCTTCAAAGCGAGGCATAGACGAAACATTGCTAAGGGTAAGATGAGCGCAGCTTACTGGGCAAATAAATCTAAGTGGTAATGAGCTATCATACTGGTGGAAATAGATCATACAGAAATGCATCAAGGTCTGCTGCAAGATCCGTTAGTCAAAATGCTGCAGGAATGGCAGCGTCAAATGCCAGGGTTAGAAGTAGAATGCAATCAGCTAACAATATGAATACCTTAAGAGCAAATAGAGGAGGAAATCTTACGATCTCCTCAAAAACAAAGCTTGTAGATCCCCCTCAGGGCTTTCATTGGATGCAAGAAAATGGCAGATACTTTTTGATGAAAGGTGAATACAGACCTCACCCAGGGGCAGTTAGGCAGGCAAAGTTTAAACTAGCTAGCCATGGCAAAGGCTAAAAAGTTTAACCCCAAGTACACCAGGGGAAGCTCTAACGTTGCTAAGAGAAAAAAGTTAATGGCTCAGATAGCTGCTATCTATAAGAAGTATCGAGGCACCAAGGCAAAAAGAAAAAAGAAAGGATTCCCACCTGCTGTTGAAGCTAGATTGAAAAGGCTGATGGCGCAAAGAGATAAGATATGATACCCAAGAAGAAAGCTTTTTTAGGAGCGGTTTTATCTAGTGTCGCAGGAGATGCTTTGGGCCAGTTGGCTACAGCTGGAGTAAATCGTTTGCTTTATGGAAAGGGCGCTAACGAAGAGATGAGAAAAGCTGAGCTAGAGGCTCTTCGATCTGAATCAGGAGATGCAGATGTAGAGGGTGACGGAGAAGTTACCATTAGAATTACGAAGAGTGGCGACATTATTCAAGAGGCAAAGCGCGGAGCCCGCGTCAAAAGAAAAAAGAAATCAAAGAAAAAAGGTAAGGGTTATGCCAGCTTAAGCCCAGCTCAAAAGCAAGTTTACAAAAGAGGATTGGCTGCATACATGAGTTCAGGAAACCGCCCCAAGGTTTCGCAACACGCCTGGGCTATGGCTCGTGTTAGATCTGCTTTTGGAAGGCGCGAGGCAGCTAAGATTAGAGCTGGCAAAGGCAAGAAAAAGAAGAAATAATAATTAGTATATTTGTCGAAACAAACAAACTAAAATGGCAACTACAACTGCATCCATCACCATTTCTAGTGGAGACTTGACTGGTGACGCTCTTTCGCTGAGCACAAGCACCCAGCTGAAAAAGGCAGGGGTGTCTACGGGTCTTGATCAGACTACTGGTGTCGCCCGTAAAGTTCTTACTACTACATCTGTCACGACCCTGCTTACTGCTTCTGAGTATGGTAGCAATAAAGCTCACAAGCTTTTTGTTAGAAACATCAGCAGCAGCGCATCTGAAAGCATTACCGTTACTGTTGGATCTCAAGACATTGGTAAGCTTTTTGGAGGAGACTTTATTTTTACTCCATGGGAGGGCAGTGCTGATTTGAAAGTTTCTGCAAGCGACGCCAATATGGTTGTTGAGTTCCTTTTGATTTACGAAGCGTAATGGGTACCGTTAGAGGCAGCATTAGTCTTCAAAGCGCAGATGTGTTTACATCTTCTGTGAGTGTTGCGGCTAATAAAAACATAGCTGCCAACGCTGGCATAATGATGCGGGCCAAGGTAAAAGGTGTTGCTGCTGGCTCTAATGACATTACAATCTACAAGGCGGACGACAAAAAAATAGCGGCGTACATCTATGTTAGAAACCTTGCCAGAGACCTAGAGGACTACATTTATATTCACAACTCTACTGATACAGGCGCAGTGGCCAAGATTGGGGGTGGTGAGTTTTGCTACATCCCCGT